GTGTTCTCCCATTTCCACCTGCACCTCAATCCGGTGGTGTGGGATCTGGTGGTCAACCCGGATCAAAGCGAACTGTCGCGTGACTGGCAGCTGATGTTTATCTGCGTGCCGGTGATCTTCCTGGTGGAGATGCTGTTCGGCACCTGGAGCTGGCAGAAGCTGCGCAGCCTGAACCGCCGCCGCTTCGGCAAGCCGCTGGCGGCGCTGTTTATCAGCGCCTTTTTCGCGTCGCACCTGATTTACATTTGGGCTGACGCCAACTTCTATCGCCCGATCACCATGCAGCGGGCCAACCTGCCGCTCTCGTACCCGATGACCGCGCGCAAGTTCCTCGAAAAACACGGCCTGCTCGACCAGCAAGAGTATGAGCGCCGTCTGGTGCAACAGGGCAACCCGGAAGCGGTGTCGGTGGAGTATCCGCTCAGCGATCTCAGCTACGGCGATCAAGGCAGCGGCTATAACCTGCTGATGATCGTAGTGGACGGCATTCGCGCCAAAGACGTGGCGCAGGACATGCCAACCCTGACCCGCTTCGCCCAGGAAAACGTGCGTTTCAGCGATCATTACAGTTCGGGCAACCATGCCGATACCGGGCTGTTCGGCCTGTTCTACGGCATTTCCCCGACCTATCTGGACAGCGTGCTCGCCGGCCGCAAGCCGTCGGCACTGATCAATGCGCTCGGCGATCGGGGCTACCAGCTGGGGCTGTTCTCCTCCGATGGCTTCAATGCCAGCCTGTACCGCCAGGCCCTGTTGACCGACTTCTCGCTGCCGACGCCGGCGCCGCAAAGCGACGCCCAGACCACCCAGCAATGGCAGCGTTGGCTGGCAGAGCAGGGTAGCAAAGAGCCGTGGTTCTCCTATATCAACTTCAGCGGCGCCGAGCCGACCGAAGGCGACAAAAAACCGGTCCCGGCCGACTTTATTCGGCGCTATCGCGCCGGCGCGCAAGATGTGGATACCCAGATAGCCCAGGTGCTGGACACGCTGAAACAGCGCGGCCTGCTGGATAAAACCGTGGTGGTAATCACCGCCGAGCACGGCGTCGAGTTCAACGACAGCGGCAAAGGCCAATGGGGCGCCGGCACCGCCTTCAACCAGGCGCAGCTACAGGTGCCGTTGGTGATCCACTGGCCGGGCACCCCGGCGCAGACCATCAGCAAGCTGACCGGCCATAACGACGTCATGCGCACCTTGATGCAACGCCTGTTGCACGTGAAAACCGCGCCGAAAGACTATTCGCAAGGCGAGGATCTGTTCACCGCCCAGCGCCGCAACAACTGGATCGCCACCGGCGATGGCAACCAGCTGGTGATAACCACGCCGACACAAACGCTGATGCTGGACAACAGCGGTAACTATCGCGTCTACGATCAGAACGGCGAAGAGATAAAGGACGAGAAACCGCAGCTTGCTCTGCTGTTGCAGGTGTTGACCGATGTAAAACGCTTTATCGCCAACTAACTGCTTAAAACTAAAGCAATCAAGTGGCGAGGCGCTTGCATTAACATCGGGAATCGGTAGTATGATTTTTCATAGCGTCGGCATGTAGCGCAGCCTGGTAGCGCACCGTCATGGGGTGTCGGGGGTCGGAGGTTCGAATCCTCTCATGCCGACCAAACATTCCTATTAAAACCAACCTTTTACGGTTGGTTTTTTTTATGTCTGCGATTTTAACATGGTAAAATGATGGTAAAACTATGGTAAAACCGCCGACAAAATACAGTTCCGCTGCCTTCAAAAGCCTACCCTTTGGGAAACAATTCAATACCCCCAATAACCCCAAATTGCTTGACGCCTGCACACAATGGAGTTACTATAACCCCATCAAAACAACACAGAGAGCCGGAGGATGGATAGCAGGAATGCAATAGCAATGATTGAAGCCGATGGGTGGTATCTGGTGAGAGTGAAAGGCAGTCATCATCAGTTCAAGCACCCAACGAAGAAAGGGCTGGTAACGGTAAAACATCCACAGAAAGACATACCGCTGCCAACACTGAAAAGTATCAAGAAACAGGCGGGGCTCTAAGCCCCACCTCTTGGAGGTTTACATGCTGTATCCAGTTGCTATTGATAAAGGCGATTCATCCTTCGGCGTTCGCGTACCTGATATTCCTGGTTGCTTCTCAGGGGGCGACAACTATCAGGATGCGATCGAGAGTGCGCGCGAAGCCATCGAGGCACATATTGAATTGTTGGTTGAAGATGGCGAAGCAGTACCGGTGGGAACCAACGTTGAAACCTGGTTATCTGATCCAGATTACGCCGGCGTCGTCTGGGCGCTCGTAGATGTAGATATCACCCGGCTTATGGGAAAAGCGGAGAAAATCAACGTAACACTTCCTTCCCTGCTGATCCGTCGCATCGACCAGTTTGTCGCCGCGCATCCTGAGTATGGTAGCCGTTCTGGCTTCCTCTCACGGGTTGCAGCTGATAGAGTGATAAGCCGGGAAAATCGTTAAGCCTCGTAAGAGGCTTCTCGTTTTAAATTTAGCCCTACTTGCTGATAAGTAATACTAATTTAAACAATAGAAATAAAACGCAAACTATGATACGGAAATTGATTTCTTATGCGTCTGGTTGGCGCATAGGCACAGCAGAAGAATATAGAGAATGTTATAGCCTTTATGGCGGCAGCTTTGTAACTCACCCTGATGTTTTATCCTTTATGCAACGTCAACTTAACTTACGCCATAAATACTACATCAAACGAGATTCCAATGGCTCACTGCTCGGCGGCATGTGTACCAATGGAAGAAAAGAGATCGCTATCGTCGGACGTAAGTCGAAAAAAATCGGGATTGATATGTTCCCGTTTAACAAAGACGAAATGATTTTACCAATTAGCAGCAGTGTTAAAACAGTGATCCCTTATCGCTCTAAAATCCTGTCATCCTTAAACGGCCGTTCAACATTGAACTCTACGTTTTCGCTTAATAGTCAGCGTGAAATTTGCCTGGCTAAAACCTGCGGCAAGGGTGGATATTCATCATCAACAAAAAACAGTCGAAACCGCGAGCTAAGAAAATTCCTGAATTCAGGTGGTGAAGTAGTAGACCAGGCGTTATTAACCCCCGTTCAAATTGTAGACATTTACTTTGAACTGTATGCCAAGCGTTGGGGGCATGAACCCGGAAACAAACGTCAAATGATGGAAATGATAACGTCACTGCGTGAAATGATATTCGGCTTTGTGCTGTTCTATAACGGCAAGCCGTGCGCTTTTCAATTAATTACTCGCGCAGACAGTCCAGAATGGATCTGCTTTGATTATGTGAATGGTGGATATGACCGCGAACATAATGGATTTTGCCCTGGGACGATTGTCACCTGGTTAAACGTTCGGGCCGCATACGAGTTATGCGAACGGGAAGGAAAGGAGATGCGCTATTCCTTCGGCAAGCCGACTGAGGCGTATAAAGATAGGTGGTGTGAGCGAGCGCCGCTGGGGCGCACGCTGTCGATTTAAACTAATGAGCCGGGTAATCCCCGGCTTTTATCATTGTGCCTCTGGCACCGCTGGCCACACGATTTTTTCAGGGTCTGCGTCATCGCTGATCTTCTCGATCTCGTTAACGTAGTCCATCCATACCCGCAATTTGGCTTTCTCTTCATCGGTAGCCATACCCAATAGCAACTTGCTATTGAGAGTTTGCGTAACCTGGTTAACACGCGCAATACGACGCTCTTTCTCCCCCAGCACTATCTTGCGCTTTTCAGCAGGGCTGTAGATACGCTTAATCACCCTTCCGTCGAGATATACCCACGTCATATCGTTGCACGCTTCAGGTGGAGTTTCGCTAATAGCTACCTCTGCTACTGAGAAGCCTGGAGGGAAAATTGCTGTGACGTCTTTTGATATGCAAACGATAACTCCATTCTCGTCATACATGACCTTCAGCGTGTCAGAACTAAAATCAGCCTGACAATCGTACCAGTCTCGCCCATGTTCATCTCTGGCGTAAAGAATATCAGGCCTATATTCTGGCTCGTCCTCTTCGGTGGATTTAAACTCAGGTTTGTAAATAGTGAAATTTTCAAATTTAACCATGATTAAGAAGTTCCTATATTTCGCCAAGAACCATTAATTAAAACTTGTACATAAGAATATGACGCCCAAATTGAAGGGTCATAGTTAGCCCCCGACATTCCAGTAAACACACAACCATCAGGAACCCTTACCTGGCCGCCAGTATCAGGTTGGTTAATTCGCCCAGTAAGCCTGACGTTTTGGACAAGATTTTGATATGCCCAATTTTGCGCGTTATTTTGTGCATTCGAGATATTTTGATTCAGCCAGTTACTGAGATACCCACCCCAGATATTACCGGTAATATTCCCGTCGACATGAAAGATAGCATCCTTTGCATAAACTCCACCTGGACAATAAAAGTTTCCGCCATTTGCGTCAAATCGCCAATTAACATCCGTATTATCGCCCTTTGCATGGATGCAGGCTTGAGCAAAACTTGGCGTGCCACTGAGCAAATATCCAAAACTCACTGCCGTTGGGTAGCCTTGTCCTTTTCGAGTTGACACCCCTTTAACAATTGGCACATAAATACCGCCAGATGTTACAGTCCATTGCCAGTTAGGCTGAAAGAATGGTGCCTGATTGTTCAATTGTTCGGAAAAAGGCCCAGCTCCCCACGGAATTGCTTCTGGCGTTGTAGCAACAGAGGGGGCGATTAATTGACCCGTCATGGTGTCGCCAGCCTTGGAAACAGCATTAACATCAGCAGCCGTTGGCTTATAGGCTGTGGTATAAACACGCGCCCAAGTCACGCCTTTCCCCTGAGTCGTGGATTGCCCCACCCAGGTACTTAGATCGCCACCAACCGCCAAGTACGCCGTTGTTGGCGCTCCGTCGATAGGCAACCTCACGCAACCGTAAGCGCTATTACTACCCGGACGGTTGGCGCTGGTCGAATTGACGCGGAAAAACTCGGCAATCGTTCCGTAGGCATCGCTCTTGTGTTGTGCACCCGCACCTAGGCCAAAAGCGCCAACCTCCATCACATTGCCCGTATCTGTACCAACATTCTTTGTTGCTGCCGAGCCAAGGCCAAGATTACCGCGAGCCTCCGGCACATCGGCAACATCGGAAAGGTTATTCGCTTTTTTCAAAAATCCCGGATCGGTGATCGCCTTCTGTATCGCCAGATACAGCTGATTATGTTTCGATTTGTCCAGCTCAATGCCGTTACCCTCAATGGCGTTGGCGACCTCTTCCTGCACCGCGTCCCACATATCGCTGTTAAGATCGGTAGCGCGGCGCCCGGTAGCCGGATCGCCATTGGTAAAACCGTTCTTCCCCGGCCCAAATTTGTCAATTTGCGCCGTAGGTGTATCAATTCGATGCATCGTTTTCTCCTTCAGGATAGGCAAAGACCACCACGGTGTGGGATGGGGACAATTTGTCGATAACGCATTCCACCACCGTATCGCCCCAGGTACGAATGGCGCTATTGCACGCGCTGGTGCAGGTTTGCCAGGCTACGGTGGCATCAGAGGGAATATTCACACGCCAGTAATAGCGCCACTTATCGCCCCACTCCGGATCCGGGGTGGAGTCCAGATTCTGAAATTGTTCAATGGTCGCTGTGTGATAACCCAGCGCATCCAGCTGTTGGCGGTAAAACCGTTCGTTAATCCCGCCCGGGATATTAATTTTTGCGTCAAGACGCTGCTGGCGTTGACGCAGTGTTTGCACGCCGGGGGGCGCACAGGAATCGGGCAGCCCACAGAGCGTTTCGTAACGGCCGATCAACTCAACCGTCTGCGCCGGGTCAATCTCACGCATTAGGTCATCACCACGCTGGTGAACGGCGGCCAAAGAAGGTGCCAGACCGTTCAACAGCGGGTTGTCTCCTTCCCAGGCCGGCCCCGGCGGCAGCAGATGATAAATCAGCCGGGTGTAATCATCTTCAAGTGACATGCGTTACCCCGCGCTGTAGTTTGACCAGGTGACCGTTCCCAAAACGGGTAGTTCTACGTTACCCAACACGATATTGGCGGTCGGCGCATCCAGCCGGTGAGCATATTCGCCAGTGGCGATGCTGATGGCTTCGCTGATGCGCGACAGGTGTATCGTTCCCGAAGGAATGCCGTCACGCAAAAACAGCGAATTAAGCTCGGCAATGACGGCCGCCCGGATCTCCGGCGTGTCCTTTGCCAGGGCAATCGTCATGGGGATCACCTTCTCGGTGGCAGGGAACACAAACAATCCGCCTCCCGCAACCGGTGCCAGCGGTAAGATGTGATCCCTTACGGCGGTCACTGTTTCCGCCGGCGGCGCGGGATGGGTGGCATCACCACTGGCGACCATCACCCCCACCGTGCCGATCCCCTTGTAATGGCGGAACGTCCAGGCGCGGGTAATGCCGGCCACCTCTTTCGCCCAGATAACATAATCATGATCAGCGCCACCCTGTGGTGTGTAGAACCACCGCTCCATGATGCGGCCACGCCAGGTTTCAAGCGGCTCGATATCTTCCCCGCCCGCCAAATCGTCGGCATATCCCGTGGAAGATAGCCCCCCGACAGGGGTCACCAGGCGCAGGGCAATGCCATCATCAGCGTTACCCTCTCGCCCGGCGGCGTCAGCCAGCACTGGGGCGCGCAACACCCCGCCGACCGCCCTGGCGGCTTCGGTGGTGGTGTACGTCTGCTGATCATCGCGCTGCAGCACCGTGCCGGCCGGCAATTCAGGTGTGCCGCTAACATCCTGCCAGCGGACAAAGCCGGCCGCCGCCGTTGGCGGTTTCCGGGGGCAACGCTTCATCGCGCCATGCCGCGCCAGCCAATCAGGATCAGCCTGGTCCGGCAACATGTTCCGCGCAAGATAGTCGATGTAGCCATATAGCGTATGAACGGCCGCTGCCTGCACGCGCGCATATACCTCCGCATCCAGACGACGCAACACCACATCTTCATTGAACCGCGTGAGCAAATCGCTTCTGATCGTCGCGATAAGTTGCGGCAGGGGCGGTCTGCTGAAACCACTGTCAGCCATTGAGTTCACTCCATAAATCGTCAAATGTAATCGTGTGGCGGGTGCCGTCTCGCTGCCACAGTGTGATCGCGGCTGCCAGCATATCGATGCCGGTACGCTCCACTCGCGTATCAATCCGCGCGGCAACGCCATCGTCAATCATCCATGCCAGCGCCTGGTTGATATACGTTCTCGCCAGAGGTGGCGTCTGATTGGTCAGGGTCGTTCGGCGGAGCAGGTAAAGCCGGGAGCCTATGCGGTCATTTTGTACCGTGGGCCAGGTATCACCCCACCAGCCCATAGGCTGCTGAGCGTTATCGTCCGGCTCGGCCCGGCGCCAGGAAAAGAGCGATATCACAACCGATCGCGTCAGCCGATCGAGCGGCGCGTTTCCGGGGTAACGCACGCCATTGACGGTCAGGATCATCATTTCATCTCCTGGTTCGGTTTGCCGGTCTGGCCACCGTGAGTATCGTCGTGGTCATGCCCGTTGTACTGCTCACGCATTTTGCTCAGCGTGCTGGTTTTATCGGCAATCTCACCATTAGGCACTTCAAGCAGCGGCGTGTTAAAGGTGGCTTTCTCCACGGCATTGACAACATAGTGTTTGGTGTTCACCTCTACCCGATTGCCCCGGCGCAGAACAATGCTGTCGCCTTCATCGGAGTACAACGCCACCTCACCACTCTGCAGGCCGCTCAGTCGGTACCGCCGATCGGCCACGGTGATCACCACACCGTGCGAACGGTCTCCCGACAAAAACAACGCCACCGCTTCTGCCCCGGGATGTGCCGCGGCCGTAAAGCCGTAGGGTTCCAGATGCTCAACGCTGGATTTTGGGTCACCGGCCACCAGCGCGACATCCACCGTCTGGCATTTGGCTGCACTGTTCAACCCCCGCACCACCGCGCGGGCAAGCAAGTTAGACAGGCCTCGCTGTATGGCCTCCATCGGATTACGCATCAGAAATCATCCTCTTGTTTGGCCTTTTTCCGCTTGCCGGGCTTCTGTGGCTCTGGCAGGTACGCATCCTCCGGCCCCACGCGTAATTCGGTCACCGTGCCCCCCTCATCCTGGGAATACGTCACCTCGGCGATCACCATTTCCCGGTTGTTAAAGTCCAGCAGCGGATCGAACACAATCACACGCTGGTTGGGTTGCCATAGCTGCCCGTCTCCCTGGCGCCAGCCCTGCACCGTATAGGTGGTTTCGTCCGTGCGCGCCGCGCGCTGCCGTGCCTCAAACTCACATCGCTCCTGACAGGTGGTGCCGGTCGCATTGCCCGTCTGCTGGATGTAATGCGGGCGATAGCGTTTGACGCTGCTATCCTTCGCGGTCGAACGAATGGCAGAGATCGTCGCCTCGCCAAAATCATCGTCACCGCCGGCGCGCTGGCCAGAAACCTGATAATCAGAAAAGCGATCGCGAATGCTCTGTTCGGTATCGCAACTCAGCACGTTCTCGCCGAAGACCAGCGCGGTCGTGGCGTGCGCACTGCCAATGGCACCCACCACCAACCGCCCTTGCGGATCGTCATAGGCCAGTGCCTGCTGCTGGCCCAGCAATTTGTTCAACACCTCATGGACCGTTTCACCGTGATCCGCCTGAACTCCCTGCAGTGAACCCGCCGGGGCGCCGGCATCAACAACGGTAAGGTTGAACGGCTTGGCAAGCTGCGTGGCAATCTGCGCCAATGTCCGGCCGGCAAATTGTGTGGGCGCCGCGGTACAGTCAATCAGGTCCGCCGTTTTACTCCGGCCGGTGATCCCAAAGGTAATGCCCCGCGCGTCGTAACGTACCGGCGTGGCCTCTACCCAGCCGGTGATCACCAGGTCATCACCGATCGAGACTTCGACGGCATCGCCCTTCTTAACCCGCGGGGCGAGCGGGACACTGCCCGACTCCCCTGGCCACTGGCGGGTTATCTGTACGTTGAAGTCCCTGGCCAGACGCTCAATGCCGGCCGCGATCTTGACGGTGGTCCAGCCGCCCCACTCGCGGCCGTTCACTCTCAGCGTGACGGTATTATTCATCGAACGGGGACCCTCAATGGCTGAACGGGAATAAAGCCGGGATGCTTCACGGCATTACGCCCCGTAATATCGGTCTCGCGGGCGGCGTTGTCATACCAGGTGGCGGCGAGCACCAGCGCCGGCAACACGTCTGGTGGGGTACGGGTCACCGTTTTTTCCACCTGTGCCAGGCGTGTAGAAATATCCCGGTTGGTATCCGTGCGAACCCGGTTAAGGGAAAGGAAAAGGCCATCATCGGCCGTGCGCTGCAGCTCGGTATCAATGACATGATTAAGCCCGGCGCGCACGGCGATCAAATCGTCCCAGGTTACGGGCGCCGGCACAGGATTATCCGTGCCTGCATCATTGAGCGCCGGATGTGACACAATGGGCGTTGCGCTCTCAGGTGATCGCTGGTTGACTGGCGTTTTGGGTTGAGGAAGCAGCGTCACCGTATAGGCAGCTTCGCTGATGGCCGTGGTACGAATGGCTTCGGCAACATAGTTCTGCTGCGTTTTCACTACCTGGGTTGTCGTGCTGTCAGTATTCCATACCCCCCGCGGCGCCAAATCATGCCCCAGCGTCACACCGGAAAGCGTGTCGATCAGCGTCACCAGATCCGATGCATCACCGGTGAGGCGATTGCCGGCGCGCCACATTTTTTGCAGGGCATTGACAAAGTTCATGCCAGAAGACGGCGGCATCAGCAGCACCGACAGATCCCCCTGCAGTAAACGCGCCGCCGCGGCAATCCCCTCATCCACCATGGTGAAGGCATCCGCCACGGTATTGATCATCGCGGTGGCCTGGTCGAGCACATCACTTTGAATAAAATCCGACAGGCCCCCCAGGCCAAAACTGGAGAAGGCGTCGCCAATACTGTCGTCAAGGGCCGAGCAGGACGAGACCAGCACTTGCCCTGTCGCCACGCCCGAAGTCGGAAACGACAATTCCCCCGCTTCAACGAAACTGAAGCTGATCCGGCACATGCGCCCTTCGTTGTTGCTGTGACTGACGCGCACTTCACCATCAACGCAGATGGCCATTTCACCGTAGTTGGGGTGTACCAGCGTTCCCGGCCCCGGGGTATCTACAGCCGCAATGAGCCGATCGCGTTGGTCAATGTAATCATCCCCGATCAGGTAGGCGCTGATCGTGAATCGCCGAGTTGCCCGCCCGAGATCTTCGGTATAGGGCTTGTCACGATTGGGGTATTCATGCGTCTGCACACGGCGGCCGAATGTGCCTTCGTCACTTTCAACACTGAAAGGCACACCACGAAACGACGCGGGCTGCAGCCTGCTTTTCCATCCAGCCATAATAACTCCAGACATAAAAAAACCCACCGAAGTGGGTTGATTGATTATTTATTCGCAGTGATGGTTATTCAGGCTTGACTGCCTTGCAATTTATTTCTTTCACACCAGTCGTTCCGTTTTTATTTACACCGACCTTAACCTTACCGCTTTTAAAAACTGTAACAAAAAACTGACCTTTAGGCATTTTAAACGAAAATTCCCAACCATTAATAATTGGAGAATCAAAGTCATCATTTGGCCGCAATGGAACAACAGCAGTCATTGGTGCTTGAGGTTGGTCGTTACTTTTAAAAAGGAAAACACCTTTGCTTTTCCCATATTCATAAGAAACATGAGTAATCAGTAGTTTCCCACTGGCTGATTGAGCAGGACAGACTATGTCTATTGAAGATGATATCTCACCATTTGATTCTATCGATGATTCGATACCACTCACAAAGTTACCTGTTAGTGAATCTTTCGAAAAAACAGGGAAAGATATAGCAGCGATAATTAATGCCATTATTGTTTTAGTCATTCACCATCTCCAGTCAATTACCATTATTGATTAATAATAACTCACATCATGGGTAATTTTCATCAATCTTTTTTCCCTGAGCGCGTTCCAATGCAGCTACGATTTAATCAAGGTTTGGCATATCGGTTATAGCCGACATCGTAGGAAATACCGGGAGGCAGCTTGCTGTCCGTCTGCACCTTCATACCTGCCGGCATATTCTCAAACTTGAACGTAAATTCACCGCCCGGCGGCTGTTGCGGCGAGGGATTGACCGGCCTGAGCAGGGAAACCGAAGGTTGATACTGCCGCCCCTGGTTTTCCTCTCTGCGCCAGGGCAGCAGCTTTTTCCCCAATGCATCAACGCTATCGAGACCAGGTAGATCATTGAGCGTGCGTGTCACCACGTTGTCTTTCAACCAGGTGAACCGCTCCTCCAGCGGATCGGCTACGTACTCTTTGGCGGTGAGCGCGGCGCCGATCGTCCCCAGACGGCCAAGAGCCATCACGCCACCGCCGAATAACCCGGTACCCTTTGTTACCTTCCCAAGTTTCCCCATCTCTTTCGTCACGCTGCCGATGGAGCTGACCATGTCAACGGACCACTTGATCACCATGAAGGCCAAGATGCCTTTAAGCACGGTCTCCCACCCACCGATGGCATCAACCACCTTGTTAATCTCGGCCAGGGCGGATTGTATGGTCGGGCCCACGGTATCCCAGTTCTCGACGATCAGCCCGCCGGCCAATACCAGCAACGTCACCAGCTTGCCCAACGGCGACATATTCATCACGGTATTGAGCAAGCCAAATGCCTTTTTCACCGCACCCACCGCACTGGCAGTCCCCAGCAAATATGCGCCAAACTTGGCAAAAGACTTGAGCAACTCAGGATTTGCCTTCACCCAATCACGCAGTTGTTCGATAAATGGCATCAGCTTGCCGATACCCTTGTTCAGAGCCGGCAGGAACATATCACCGATCGTCACACTGACCGCACTCATCTGGTTTTTGAACAGCTGGATGGCATTCGCTGTCGTGGCGGCGCGCGCGGCGTACTCCTTCTCCATTGAGCCGCCGTAGGCCTGCTGGTCAGCGACTTTGGCAAAGTTTTTCCGCAACAGATCAAGGTTGGTCAGCAGGGGCGCGATCGCCCCCAGAGACTCCTTGCCGAACAGCGCTGTCATGACAGCGGCCTGTTTTGCTTTGGGAACCTTAGCCAGCGAGTCCAGCGCTTTGAGCATGGCGCCCTTGGCATCTTTCTGCATGTCGGCTGCCAGAGTTTTCGGGTTGATCTTTAACGCTCTGAGCGCCCGTTTCTGTGAAGCTGTAGCAGCGCCACCCGCGGTCAATGACAGCATGAAGTTCTTGATGCCTGTCGAGGCGATCTCGGACTCCACCCCCATGCCGGCAATGGTAGCGCCCATTGCCGCAATCTCGCCTGACGCCACGCCGGCCACTTCCCCCAATGGGCCGATCCGAGTAACAACCTCAGAAATCTTGGCCGCACTGGCGGGGCCGGTGTTCCCCAGGTAGTTGATCTTATCCGCCAACCCGACTACGTCTGTCTGGGTCATTTTGAAGGCCGTACGCCACTGCGCCATCATCTGGCCGGACTCTTCCGCGGTCTGGTCGAATGCCACGCCCATTTTTACGGCAGACTCGGCAAAGGAAAGCAGCTCTTCTTTGGCGATGCCAGCCTGGCCGCCGGCCGCGACAATCTGCCCAATCCCCTCGGCGGCCATCGGCAACCGTGTAGACAGGTTCAGTACATCGTCGCTCATCTGCTTGAACTGTGCCGGGGTATCAAAATCCACGACCTTGCGCACATCGGCCATCACCGATTCAAACTCAATGGCCTGATTTATCGGCAATGTCAGCGCCCCAACGATACCGGCCCCCACCGCCGCAGCGCCGGTCATAATGGAGGAAAACTCTTTACCGAACCCCTTGACGTTGCGCTGCATCTTCTTCATGGGTTCGGACAGCTGATCAACCGCCGTAATGATCGCCTTTAACTGAAAGCTGTCAGCCACGGTTCATCTCCTCATTGATGCGGATGGCCTCAGCCTCCAGCTCAAAAAACCGGCTCAGTGCGAGCCGGCGCAGATCAAGCGGGTTCAATCGCCAGAAATAGGCAGTGTTGTAGAGCCGCTTTCGGAGTTCCCCGGGGTTTTCGACGCCGTAAAAAAACCGAGAATAGACATTGAGATAGAAAAAACATCAAACAGCGCCAACTGCCTGGCGGAGGAAAGCGGAATGCCGGCAAGCTCCGGGATATAGGCCAACGCCGCGGCGGAATCCAGCTTGACGCCGCCGGACTCCGTCAGCGAGAACGGCATACCAAATTTCGCCACCTGGTCATACGTGGGCTCCTGCAGCTCAATGACATGCAGCGTCTCGCCGTGCGCCGTGATCGGCTTACTCAGGGTGATTTCTTTCATTGATAGAATCCTTCTTCACCGTGGAATTCCAGGTCGGCGGTGCCTTCCTCGGGATTATGATTGGCCTCGCCGTGCAACCAGGCGCTGCCCAGCACATACACCATCCCATTTGCCAGCTCGGCGGTGATGGTCATGGCCGTAGACGACACCAGCTTGTTGATGGGGAACGCCTTCGGCACCTTAAAGGTGCCTTTCACATAAGGGGCGCGGTGGGTTTCTTTGTGATCCACGTCCCCCGCCAGGCCAATCACATCATCGCGCACCACGGTGTTCATCGGCACTTCAATGCCACCGGTGAGCGACAGTTGCTGACCGTCAATTTTTAGGTAACAGGTACCGGCGATCTTAGCCATCAGGCGGCCTCCTCGTTGTACTGCAGACGGAATTGGTTGAGCAGAGCAAAGACACGCAGCTGATTGACGTAATCCGGTGGGAACAGGACATCCAGGCGGCTCGGGTCATTGGCGTTACGCTCAACAATCAGGTATTTCTGGAACAGCTCGAAGTTTTCAACAATGCCCTCGCGCTCAAGCTGGCGATAGGTCGCGCAAAGCTCACCGCGGATCACCGCCGGCGTCACAATGGCCTGACCCGGGCCAAAGCGTGTGCCATCATTGGCCAGCTTGTGGCGCCCATACTTCGAGGTGATCACCGACTTGAGACGACGCAGAACATAAGCGCTGGTATGCAGCGTTTCGCTGTCCAGATAGCTGTTATCTGCCACGCCGTAGGCATTTTTCTTGTACGTGGTGATATCACGCTGGATCCGCAGGCTGCCGCCTTCCGCATACGCGGTCGCGATACCATGGGTCAGCAAGGACTGCTGCTCCGTCATAATGAAGCGCTTACCCACCGGGGCCGGCATTGCGCCCGTCAACTCTCCGGTCTGCGTCGGCCGGGCGGGATCAATACGCAGGAATACCGCCGCGCGCGCAAGGCGGCCGGCGACCAACTCATCCAGCGGCGTCTGGCAATCCGGCTCATAGCCGGCAACGGTAATATGCTGGTTATTTAGTCCGTCACCGAAAGCCACCAGCTCGGACAAATCGCCCACCTTAGCGGTATACACATGGCCATACAGCTGCCGCATATAGCTCCAGCGGCCGCTGCTGTCGTTCATTTCCATCGCCATCAGCTGCAGGGACGGCATATCACTGAAGGGGAGTCCGATGTAGTCAAACGGCGCATCGCCCATGGCTGCCACCGCCGGCGCCATATCAGGGGAACCCGCCCCGCCCTTCATGACGCCAATCTGAGCAGTCAGCCCGGCCGGCACCTCTTCACCACCCACGCTGCCGTAATAGTTCACCGCCAGCGGAATATCGTTACCCGATACCCCTTTGTTGACCGCCGTCAGCGTCACTACCCCCTGCACATCGCCGCCAGACGTTGCCAAAACTTCTGCCTTTACGGGCAGATCCGGACGCGCATTGATAGCGGCGGCGAGTGTTGTGGCAACAGCCTTGGCCTTATCTTCAGTCGCCACCACTGCCTGCACCCGGGTGGTACCGATATACAGGCTGATGCTGCCGGCGGTCGTCGCCGTGCCGGAAAGGGTCACTGTGCCCTTGGCGGCGGCTCCCGAACCATCAGGCAACGCAATCACCCACAGTTCACCAAAGGGGTCAACCTTACGGTAAGCCGCGACCATTCGCGCCAGTTGACTGCCACGGCCGGCCAATTTCCCCGCCAGATCCGCGGAAGGCATGATAACCAGTTCGTTTGCCGCTATCTCCGAATCAGGCAGCGCCATGCCAAACAGCAGCGACGGGGCGTTATCCTGCGCCGTATTTGCGGCGCTGTTGTCCATTTCCGCATAAAACAGCGGAACCCGAACATCCGCCGGGATGTTATTAAAGCTCACGGTCATTGTGTGTTACCTCTCGGTTTGGCCGGTGAATTGTCTTGTTGTCGAACATCGCCGGCCGCCAGCCGACGCATCCAATACGTGCTGGGTTCAACATTCCTTCCGCCTGGTGGCAAAACATCGCCACGCGCCGGGTCGGGAACGGTTCGCCCTTTGTTGGGGATCAGATACATGGGTTACTCGCTGAAATGTATTTCGGTGTGGTGCTCGATTTTCCCATCGGGGCCGGCGCCAGGGTCGATGTAATCCACATCAATCGACAAGGTTTTGAACTCGTCCAGCGCGTCCAAATCGTCCTGTTGGCGGGTGTCTTCCTCGGTTATCTCCCGGTCTACCGTAAAATCGAACTGGTAATAGAGTTCGGCGCGGTTCAAATCGAGTACCGTGCCGCCGGCATAGCAAATGGGGCCGGCATCCGGATCCGGCTCCCAGCCCAGCAAGGCTTTCCAAACCTCGGCCCGCACATCGTGCACCGCATCGTAAGACGCCCACTGCCCACGCTCATCGCGCCCGTTGCTCAACACCACAATGACCGAAAACCCTTCGGTCAAATCCTGCCAATAGTCCGTCTGGCTCTTCTGCTCGCTGGGTGTATCATCGGCCGGCACAACATACGCCGCCGGGAGCAGCAGTTTCCCGACATCGGGGATAGCCTTGAACTGCGCCGCGCCTCCGACCCGGTTTTCAAACCGCGGGCAGCGGGCACGCAGTGCAGCAATAATGTGGGTTAATTTCACGCTGTTTTCCTTTTGCGGCGCTGTGGCCGCAGCGATTTTCGCAATTCACGCGAAAGGGTGTATCGGGTCCAGCTGCGCCGGCGCTCCAATACCTCCACCATGAAGTTATTACGCGGAGCAATCCGCCACTCGGTGCCCCCCGAGGCGCCACGATGATGTTTTTTCTGACGCTTCGCCCCACGGCGAACCCCGTAGAACAGAAACGCAGGGTAAAAAGCCCCGTTAATATGGCGGTTTCCCTCGCCGTTCTTCTGGTTGGGAGAGATCTTCACCATCAAGCCCGGGCGCCGCTTTGAGGCCCGCGGGACGTAGTAACCGATAGAGCGCGCAAGGCGGCCGGTTCGGAAGGCCGGGTTATCCCCTGGTGCCGAGCGGCCACGATGCATCACCAACCGCCGCGCATCGCGCATGTGGATCTGACCGATGCGCACAAAAGCACGCCGAAGGCGGGCACGGTTGAAGACCAACTCTGTCGGTTGTTGGAAATCAACGTGTAAAGACGCTTTCGCCGCCATACCGCTCACTCCTTCGGGTTTCGCTGCCCAGCTCTTCGCATTCCAGCAACAGGAAGCGCCCTTTACTGTTCAGATCGCGCACACGCCGCACCCGGTAAACCTGGCCGGACAATACGACCTCGTGATCGGCGGTAATGCCAGAGCGGTAACGCAAGGTGAAGTAATGGGTGACGGTCGTCTCCGTCTGGACCGACGCCTGATAAGTGGCCGCACCCACCTGCGCCATCTTGGCCCAGGCACGAAACGACTCGGGAAAAGTCGGCGCCAAACCGAAACTGTCTGTCGGTTCATCTACACGCCGCCGGATAACGATCCGTTTATCCAGCTCGCCCGGGTCGGGCAGCAAATAGCTGGCACTGGTCTGCGCCTGACGGATTTTCATAGCGGGATATACCTGTAGGGTTGCACGTTCCACAGAAAGCCCATCGGCAGGCTGGCCTTTTCAAAGTCCGACACCGCCGAGCGGTTCTCATAGTAGTGAGTCGCCAACAGCAGCATGCCAATCTTGATATCGTCGGGAAGGTGCAGACCATCCGGATCGGACTCGGGGATCTCGCTGTCGGGTGCATAGAGTTTTCGATTAAGAAACGTCTCGGTACGCGTCTGAACCGCCCGGCCAATCAGTTCTAGCAATGCATCTTCCTCAGTAAAATCAGGCTCCAACTTGCACTGCACCTTGATTTCTTCGAGTTTCAGCAACATAGCTTTCTCCGGTGCCCGCCAAACGGCGGGCACAAAAAAACCGCTTTACGCGGCATGTTGAACTTCGGTTGGCGTCGCTATCAGCTGCTGGCCGATCCTTTACCCACCAGCGCCTTGATGGCAGAGGTATCTTCCAGGATGCAATCGAAGCGATGGAAAGCGACGAAGCCGGTCTGATCGAACTCGGCATAACGCTCAACCAGACGCTTGAGGATCATGTAATTGACGCGGCGGATGATGAAGCGATTGAAATCGCCGCAGAACATGAACTTCTTGCCGGCACCAATATCATCGATCTCCTGATCAATCACGTATGGCACGTTCAGCACCGACGCCGGCGCCACGCCGACAATATCCGGCAGCCACAGTGGACGCCCCTGGCCGTCCTCCATTTCACTGATCAGTTTCAACGTATTATCGTTAAAGGCCAGGCGGAAACGGTCGCCGCGACGGTATGCCGGGTCGATGGAGTGTTTCAGCGTCAGGATCTCTTTCCAGTTCACCGCTGTTGCCGACGCGGTCGCGGTGGTTTTATCCACGGAAGCGGCCAGACCTTTCGGCTGTTTCGGTGTACCGGTGCCGGTACCACGGATCAGGTAACGCGCCTCACCGCGGCCGATACGCTCGGCGATCCGGCGGGCAAGGTAGGCTTCCATATCAATCGCGCTATCCTGCAGCAGCTCGTTGGACACGCGGATGATTTTGGATGTCAACTTCAGCGCGCCGAGGCTATCCATGCCGAATTCGGTATCTTCTTCGCCGGCTTCTTCGTTCTCACCAAGCAGCACACCCACCTCATCCGTGCCGTCAGCTGTTGCCCACTCCATGGTTCGGCCGTCAGAGGTGGTCAGGATCTGCGCCACACCGGCGATGCCGCCATAGGCTTTCATCTGCTCAACCACTTTCGCCAGGAAGGTTTTTGGCACGGTATAGCCCCCCTTCTCATCCGGCGCAACGCCCTGCGCGCGCAGCTCACGCAACGCCTGGCGCTCTTCGGCGGTCAGCTCGGCCGCACCGTGACGCATCCATTTATCGAACACGGCAACGCGCTGCTCAGGATCTTTACCTTTAGGGTCTTTATTCTGATTTTGGCGCTGCTCCTCTTCCTGCTGCTCAATAAATGATTGATCCAGCGAGCGCAAGGACTCTTCCCGCTCGATTTTCTCATCGACGGCCTGCAGCTCGCCCTGGGCCTTCTTCCACTCGGTGCGCTGCTCATCGGTCCAGGCATTATCACCAATTTTGTCATGCAAGGCGCGCATGTCGGTGGCGATGGTGTTTCGTTTTTGCTTCAGTTCATGCAATTTGGACGCAGACATAGTTTTTCCTTACACATTAAGTAAAGTCAGGAGGCGCTCACGCGCCATTCGTTGGTTTACGGCATTGGTGATCGCGCCACTATCGCGCGCCTCCTGCCAGGCTTTCAAAGAACGGACGGCAGAATCTGCCGCCTGATAGGCCGGATACGTCACCGGACTGACGTCATACAGCCGGGAGAATTTGTGGATCTCGCGAATAACCACGCCTTCCTCGTCCTCGTACCAGCGATCGCCGTCGCGGGCTACGCGGAACGCAAAGGAGGACTGGTTAATGTCGCCGCGTTGCATCGGCGCCAGCACCAGATCGCGGATCGTCTGGGTATCCGGCGCCTCAATGTCATACTGCAGACCACGCTCATCTACGGAAACCTTGAGCGTTCCCGAGGTGCTCCGGCCCAGAATGAAGTTGGGATCGTGGTTAAACAGCCCGCGCACATCATCATTCAGTACATCATCGAAGGCGCCTGGCTTGATTATCTCGCGAAAGCCCCACAGCGGTTCAGAACGGATATTGAACACCGAGCCGTAACCGATAATCCGCGTCGGCTGGTCTTCCTGCTGCTGCGCGCGCACTTCACCGCTGTAACAGCGCGTCTCTCTGTCACTCATCGGCGTCTTCCTCTTTGGTTTTGTCGTCGATTACGTTTTTGGTTGGGTTGGCCGCATTCACGCTGACCAGCATTTCATCCAGCCCGTCTACCGGGTTCATATCCTCGAAGGCGCGGGCCTCGTTGCGGCTCATCCAGCCGTCAATGATGGCGTAGTGGTAGAACTGGGCGCGCTCTTTCGGCGTGCCGCGCATCAGCCCTGCCAGGTTAAAGCGGACGTAATACCCCGCCGCCCGCTCCGCCCGGGTGAACAGCCGGCGGTTAAGCTCCTGCTCCCAGTTGGCTACCCAGGGCATGATGGTATAGCGGACAAACTGAATGGCCTGCTCGGTGATATTGCTGAAGGTGGCTTTTTCCAGATCGTTGATCATGTGCGCCGGCACGTTGAATATGCCGGCAATCATCGAACGGTTCAGCTTCATCATGTCGATGATCTGGGCGTCTACCGGGGACACTGACAGCGCCCTGTAATCAAGTTCTGCTGGTAACAGCAGGGTTTTATTCTCCTGGCCACGCAGCGCCAGCGACGCCTTTTGCCAGACTTTCTTCAACCGCTCCCAGCCCTTGTCCTGGATCTCCCCCTTCACGGACACAATGCCCGCCGGCCGCGCATTCCCACTGAAAAAGGAACTGGTGTATTTCTGCCCGCTCATACCCATACCGATCGTCTCGGCGTGCTGCAGGATGGGACTGAGGCCCATTTTCTGGTTATTGCCCAGCGCACGGATGTGGATCATGTCGTCAGGGCTGATGGCGAAGCTGCCAAGCTCGTTATAGACGCCATAGGTATAGCGGCCGCCGGTATTCAGCAGCGTGGTTTCCCAAGGCATACACGCCTCAAGCCCGCTGACCTCGCCGCGGCGCGTCCGATGCACCCGGGTAAACCCGTTACCCCAGCCGAGAATGTGCCTCTGCTTCAGCTCGCGCCATTTATAGCTGGTCTGCCAGTCGTTGGGCTCGTCATGCACCAGATAAAAAACCGGGTGATCACGCGCCACATTCACGCCTTTTTCCGTTTTCCGCATCACATGCAGCGGCATCTGGGCCACGTTGGACGCCAACACGTAAATGCACGAATAAACCGCGGCCAGCTTCATCGATGTTTCCGGGCTGACGTACACGTCCGCCTGGAGCAAACCGTCCATTTCCGCCATTTCGGCGGTGACCGGATTGGCCGGATTTTCCAGCGGCTCACTGCGAAATAGCGCATCAAGTAACACGTTTCCCCCTTCTGGCCGCGATCAGCGCGAATGCCAGCAAACCGCCGCCGGCGCTCTGAAGCGCAATGGCGGTGCCAAACTGCAGGTAGATGCCCGCCACCAGCAGACCGAAACCGGCCAGACCGATAGCATCGATAATCAATGTTTTCATAGATATAAGAGGTCTTCGTCTGGATCGATATTGGAAAGAAAATCGCCCGGCTCATTCAGCATGGCGCGACCGATGGCCATAATCAGCGTGACGGCACCGTCAATCTTGTTCTCGGCCTGCTCCTTGATTGGCCGAACCACATCGTCGTTGCCCGGCAAATACTTGCCGATCACGTTGCTGAGACACCAGACCATGATGGGGTTGCCGTCGTGGTGGAACCGGCCAGACTCGATAGCAGCCTCCAGCTCTTTCATCGGGTCGGACATGTTGGTGTAATTCTGGATGATCGTAATGGGCGACATGTTTTCATCGGCCAGCTCGTGCGATATGCCGGTGGCGCCGAAGGGGTCGATGGGCGATTCCTCTACCGGGTTAAGCCGGTTGGCTGCCCGGGCCTCTTCCATGATGTAGCGGTAATCAATCTCCGCGCCGTCCGTAACCGTCAGCAATCCCATTTCCACCCATTTCTGGAAGCGCTCCGCCGTACGCCGATCCTCGCTGCGTTCAACGCTGTAGACCGTGTCATACGGCACCCAGAACCGCGGCGCAATGCTGTAATAATGGCGCTTGCCGTCAATGTCCCGCGTAAACAGCCGTCCCATGCTGTTCATGTCCAGCTTGCGCGCCAGGTCAAACGCCAGAATGCAGGGCTGCCCTTCAAACTGCTCGAGCGTCAGCGTGGTATCTTCACAGCGCTTCAGGCTCACCAGGTTATAGAAGGCATCCCGCGCCGCGACCCAGATATTGAGGTGTTTGGTCTTGAATGTACCGGCGTGGCGGGCGTTGTTGATCGCCCGCTGCTGCTGGCTGAGCAGGAAGTCTTTGTAAACCGAGACGCCCATATTGGGGTTGGCCTTGACCAACGCCTCCGGTTTTGTCCAGTCGTCACCTTCGTCGATGGTATAGATGATGCCGAACAGCTCATCGTTCGGCACGGTACCGTTGAGCATCTCCACCACTTCCCGGCGCTTGTCGTAGCACGGCCCCTCGATGTTATAGCCGGCCGTGGTGATCGCCCACATCAGCGGTTGCCGGCGGGCGCCCATACCGGTCAACATGGTGGTATAGAGCGCATCGGTCTGATGTTCATGGTATTCATCCACCACCGCCAGGCTGGGCGATGAACCGTCGCCCGGGTTGCCGATCAGCGGTTCAAAGCGGGCGCCGTCCTCCGGGCGGTTGAGGTTGGACGCATTGGCCTCAATACCGAAAGCCTCCATCAGCATCGGCGTACGCTTGCACATCAGCCGGGCCGGGCGGAACACTTCCCAGGCCTGCTTTTCGGTGGTCGCACCGGAATACACCTCGGCGCCGAACTCACCGTCGCAGGTAAACCCGTAGAGCGCCACACCGGCCGAGATGGCCGATTTGCCGTTCTTGCGGGGGATCTCGGTGTAGACCTCGCGAAACCGCCGCAGCTTGGTGCCTTTGTGCACCCAGCCAAAGACGGCGCAGACGATAAACAGCTGCCACGGCTCCAGGGTGATCGGCATCCGCTTGTATGCCCATTCGCCCTTGGTGTGCGGTAATAGCTGGATGAATCGCGCGGCCTGCTCAGCTAAATCCCTGTCAAAGCGGTAGCGAAACTTTCGCCCCTTTTCTTCGGCCAGATCATCAAGATGCCGCTGGCAGCTGCTTACCACATACTGGCAGGCCACTATCTTGCCGCGCACCACATCACGCGCATACTGATTGGCAGCATTCACGTTTGGGTAAGATTTTCTCTTCATGATGTGATCAACTTAATGAATGGATTATCCGTTTTTTTCTGGCCGGCGAGTCCTATCAGCCGTTGGCGGCTTCCCGGATCGAGCCCCAGCATGGCGCCGGTGCTGCTCATCTCCGTTTCCTGTTCTTTTTTCGCCGTCAATTGAGGGTTCTTTATCGGGCCGCCGGTGGCACCGGTCACCACGTTGCCCTGCTTGGCGATATTCTTGACTGCCCGGCGCCAAAACTCATACGCCACGCACCACCGCTCCAGCACCGCCAGATCCGTGATGCACAGAATGCCCTGGCCGCAAAGCTCTTTGGTGGTCATTTGCCACATCACCGTGGCCAGGTGGAGCCCCTCTTCTTCAAACCATGCCGGCGGCTCCGCGCCCTTTATCGGGGTGAATACCGGCTCGTCCTTATTCAGGGCTCGTTTACCGGGGTTGCCGGCCAATTCCTTGCGGGCGGTCGGCTTTGGGCGCCGCCCGGATCGGCCTGCCGTTCCGGCCATATGCGCTCCAGATTAAATTTCATTTTTCGCGGGTGTAAAAACATGACGGGGCGGGCAGTACGGAAGAGGCAAAGCCGTAGAGATTTTCCCTCCCCCTACCGGCCTGAGCGCCGCTCTCTCGCGGTCTTCGCCCTATGACAGGGGGTGCATAGGCTTTGCAAGTTGGCCTCGCTATCGTCTCCACCGTGCGCGAGAGGCACGATGTGGTCAACACAATCAGCCTCGGTTATCGCACCCCGGCGCAGGCATTCCTGACACAATCCCTTATCCCGCTTGAGGATCCGCGGCTTAATCACATCCCAACGGCTGCCGTAACCGCGCTGATGCCGACTCTGACCAGGCTTATAATTGCGCCACCCTTCACCTCGATGCTCACTACAGAATCCGCTGGGATCAGTCGTTGTATTGCGGCAGCCGCGTTTACGGCAGGCTTTAGGCGTCCGGGGCGGCATGGCCCGGGGCCTTGTTGATCATGAAAACTAATTCTTTTTGCACCGTGTCTGTATGCGGCAACGGATGGCGCGTAACCGAGATCGTCGGATATTCTGCCAGTGGTGCCCAGCGGTTATATTCCAGTGCTTGGCTGTAAATTTCGTCATAGATGCGACGAGTTTCCGTGGCCAATGTTGCTGCACACTCAACCATCGAGTCATGCATAGAGAGTTCGTCTTCCAGGAGATAAACGCTATTCCGAGTCGCCAAGTGACGAAGGTGAGCCAGCTCGTCAATAAGCTGTCCAATGGTTCTCTTCGCCACAATGCAACGGCCAATGGCATCGTAATTCAGCTCTTTCATACCGCAGTCCTCTTGAAGGCATAAGACCCAATGCCAACGCGGCCCAGGTCTGATTCAATCGTATTACTCTCAACGCAGGTAAAGCCTTGCTCAGCAAACCAGCGCAGCAACCCATCATGCGTGAAATACCAAATGTGCTCATTCGGCCGATAGTGATGTGAAGCCATAATGGCATCGCCGCCGGCGAAGATGGGGATCGATACAAACACCCACTGTTTAGCCTTTGCTACCGCCAGTTCGGGCTTGTCGATATGCTCCAGGCTGTCCCAGAACGTCAACGCCGGAAACGCGTCAGCCGTATACAGATCTGCCCAGCGCCCGCGCAGCTTTAACCATTGAACGCCAACCGGATTGACGTCATATCCCCATGTCTGAGGGCGGGCCTCCACAAACTGCCCGGCACCGATCCCCACATCTAGCACCATTCCATCGCCGTGATGGCGCTCCACCAACGCAACGCGCGATTTCGTCAGCGCATGCCCCATCGGGGTATCAGCCATCAGCTGGTATTTGTGAAAATAGCTGTCGTCATACGGCCGTTGGTTCAACGGGACGGGATAACGACCAATGCCCAGCGCCGGGACGAAGACCAACCCAGACTCAAGATGTTGAGAGAACGATTTCATTGAGCCAGTCCTTAAATTGTTGGCCAAAGCCGGTAATGTGTTTCGAGCACGCATGGTCCATCTGGCCACACATGCAGTAATTATCAGGCTGCGCCCAACCTACGCGGGAAAGGTCCATCTCCGGATCGGTAACAATATGTGGCGCGTTATGCCCGCCACAGCCACCCTGGATGATGAAAACCGGTGTTTTGTAGCAGATGGCGGCAGGAAGCGCCCAACCCACGCCAGAGACCACCACAGCAGCATGCTCAACCAACGCCAGTATCTGGGTTACAGACAACTCACCGGCGTGCAGCTGTAGATCGGCCGCCGGCGCATCGCCAACAATCCACTCTTCGCCCTCTTCCAGATCCGCCAGGCTGACCACATAGAAATGCTTCTTCAGCAGCGCTGCCGCCTCGTTGATGTATTTGGGGTCAGGGTTACGTGCAGGATTGGCCCACTCGCGCCGAACCGTGGCCGGACGAATAACCGCAATGGGTTTATCACTGATCACCGGCGACGGCCCATAGGAAGGCAAATCAAATTGGGATGCCACCTTGCAGAATTGCAGGGTCATGGCATCGATAATGGATCCTCGCGCCAGCTCGTCCTCCCCATAGAACACCGTGAAAACTTCGGCTTTCGTCGGTTCAGGCACATACCTCAACCAGGTACGATCTTCGTTTTTCCGCTGGGTGCGCAGCAACGTGTTGGACTTGACGAATTTCACATCAAGATCCGCATACAACTCCGGCCAGGGGGTGCGAATGTAAGCCCCGGGGAATTGCCGAACAAATGCCCGCTGGTAGATGCTGTCGCCCAGGCCATACATCCCACGGATGTAGATGTTTCGCTTTATCGACATGAAAACCTTTAAATAGAAGAGAGCGCAGCCTCAAGAGACTGCCTCTGGAAACATCGCAAGCGAGTACGCCGCGAACAGTTAACGATCTCGACACCTGCCGCCCAATCACGTAATTGGCGAAACTCATCATGCCAACGGGCTACACTCATGGCGTCAGGATTGGCGAGGCCAGCGTGAGGCCCATGCCAGTGAACGCCGTCGCGAATTGAACAGTCATATCCCACCAGCAACACCCGCCGAGCGCCGCGGTAGATGGCAAGCTCAATAGCACGTTGGCCAGAATTAAAACTGCCTGGCAACTGACTCTCAAACCGCGCCAAGTTGAATCGTTCAGCGGTGAACGGGTCGCTGCACCAACGATCGGCACCACACGTTATCTCTGCGTGATATAACTCCCACCAGCAGCAATCAGCGGCATAAATGGCGGCACATGCCGGGATCAGGCGCCAACTGTTGTTGACCGCGATCGTAGGCAAACCTGATGCCTCCACCAGCGCGCAATCCGCCTCGGTCAACGATGGACCACCGGCGACGCAAAAAACCGTATGCCAATCCATTCACAGCCCCGAAGAAAAAAGCCACCAGCCTGCCGATGCGCAGGGTGCGCGGTAGGTGCAGAGTGATGGCTTTGGTTATCAATATAGAATTTTCTGCTGGCTTGCCGAATATAACCCCGGTGGCGCAGTTAACCACCACGAGATAGTTCAGTGCTTTTATTCTGTCAAAGGCACTCAGCGAATGCCTTTTGCAGAATTTTATAAATTCATCCCAATTGGAGAACGCCATGCTCTTCTGAATCCGAGTAGGCGATCAGGCCGTTGTATTCGGGAACCTCGCCATCCTCAGCCTCAAACGCTGGGATAGTGCCGATGGTAATGGTGTAGGACGGCTGACCTTCATCTTCTGCGAAGCGCGCCAGCTCTTTAATTTGTTCCAGGGTAAGTACGATTTTGCTCAT